GCAATAAGTGATTGCTTAAAAGGAAAACAACAGCATTCTGCTGGATATAGATGGAAATATTTAGACAATTTTTTATCCTAGATGAAATTAAGATTTATGTAAAAAAACAACAAAATCATAATAGAAAAGGTTAAATAGTGATAATTTGATATTATCACTTTTATAACTTATAATCAAAATGGGTAAGAGGCGAAAGAGGGCATTATGACTAAAGAAATAATTGATACAATTTTAAAATTTGTGTTAACTGGAGCATTAGGTTATTTGGTTAGTGTTGTAAAAAACTATAAAAAGAAAACATCAGCCACTAATAATGCACTTAAAATAATGTTGCAAAGCAACCTCACTAATACCTATTTTGTATATAGTGTTAAAAAGAAAATACCTGATTATGTTTATAGAAACTGGTTAAATATGTTAGAAGAATATGAAAATCTTGATGGAGATGATTATGTTCATACACTTGCTGATAGAATGAAAACATGGGAAATAGTAAGAACTGACATATTAAACAATTAATGATATAATATAGCATTAAAAGGAGGTTAATATGAAGGCAACTGAAATGCTACATATTTTAAAAATACAAAATAAAAGATTATTTATTATATGGTTAGTTACATTTATTGCTTTTATTGGCTTACTAGGTTATACAATATGGTTATTAAATCAATATGAATATGTTGATGAAAGCGTAATTCAAGAAAATGAAGATGGTTATAATAATTATATTGGAAATGATGGAGATATTTATAATGGCAAAACAGATTATTAAAAGAAAATATTATGTAAAGAAATCTAAAAACCATAAGAGATGTACAAAATGTGGTAGGTTTATGTAATGTTTGAATTCACTAAAGAAGAATTTGAACAAATAGTAGAAAAAGCAATGTTAAATGAAGAACTAACTAAAATATTTGAAATGAAAATTAAAGATTATTCTATCACTAAAATGGCTTTAGAGTTAAATATGAGTGAAAGAACAATTAACAGAAGAATAAAAGAATTAAGAAAGAAGATTATGAAAGTATTATAATCTTTTTTTATTGGCGTAAAAGTGGCACTTAAATGGCTTAAACTAGGCGTTTTGAGTGTCTTTTTTTATGTGATAATTAAATCACAAAGGAGGCAATATAGATGAAAAAATCACAAAAAGGCAATGAGCCAATTGTTAGTGCTAAAACACATTATCTATTATTGCTTCTTTTGTTTTGAAAAGGAGAATGAGATATGTACACAAATCCATATATGACAAATGCAAGTTTAAATGACAGGATTGACAATGAAATACAAAGATTGCAACAAATGAAAACACAGGTACAACAACCAGCACCAATAACTCAAAACTTTCAACTAGCACCTACACATAGTGGAATTAAATATGCAAATACTATTGATGATGTTAAAAAAGAAATAGTCTATTTTGATACACCATTTTTTAGCAAGGATTTAAGCGTGCTATGGGTTAAAAATGGTAAAGGAGATATAAAAGCATTTGAGCTTAAAGAAATAGTTCAAAAAGATGATAAAGATATGCAAATAGAATACTTAATGAGTGAAATAGAAGAATTGAAAGGAATGATTAAGAATGAACAACATATTACAAATGATGTTACAGAACAAGATAAAACAAATACCACAGGGAATGATGAAACAAATGGAACAACAATTAAAGATAACAAATCCTCAGGCTTTCAAAAAGTATCAAGAAGCAAGAAAGAATAATGACCCTAACACATTATTAAATGAAACAATAAATGGATTTAATCCAGAGCAAAGACAACAATGGAATAACATAATGAATATGTTTAACAATGGTATCAAGTAAAGTTGATATAAATATTAAGAAAGGAGAATAGAAAAATGAATGGAAGTGGAATACAACCAACAGTTGAATTAGCTACTACTAATGGAAATGGTTTTTACCCATACCCTGTTATGTACGGAAATAATAGTGGTTTTGGTAATGGCTATGGTGCAGATTGGATTTGGGTAATTTTACTATTCGCCCTATTTGGTGGAAACTGGGGTGGAAATGGTAATAATGGCTTCTTTGGTGGACGCAATTTCGATGATGGCTATGCTTGGTTAAGTAATGGTCAAAAAGAAATAATGCAAAACACTAACAATGGATTTAATACATTACAATTAAGCAATGATATTAGTGATGTTAAGAATGGAATTACAAGTCTATCTAGTCAATTGTGTAACTCAACTTATACATTAAATGATAGCCTTAAAGATGGTTTTTATGGACTAAATACATCATTCTTAAATTGTTGTTGTGAAAATAGACTAGCAACTCAAGACTTAAAAGCAACAATTATTAGCGAAAATTGTGCTGATAGAGAAGCATTAAGTAATGGTATTAGAGATATTATAGCTAGTCAAACAGCAGGAACTCAAAGAATTTTAGACCAATTATGTAACGACAAAATTGATGCTAAAAATGAAAAAATTGCTGATTTACAAAGAGAAATCTTAATGAAAGATTTACAAGCAAGCCAAATAGCTCAAACTGCTACATTAAGAGCAGGACAAGAAAGAGAAGTTGATGCTTTATATGATAGACTTTCAAACTGCCCTGTACCAACAGTACCAGTTTATGGAAGACAACCTATATTCACTTGCAACAATGGATGTGGATGTGGTAGCAGTTCATTATATGGAACAAGTTTTTAATAGCATATAGTCTTTAGACAACCCTGATTACAGGAACTTGCTAATTATAAGAATAGGCAAGCCCTATTCTTTTTTTAAAGAAAGGAGAGATTTTATGATACAAACATTACAAATAACACCAGAAATATTAACTTCAAATACTGATAATATTAATTTCGACATAATTGATTTAAGAAGTAGAACTGCAAATTGCTGTGGATGGCTTCAATATAATACAGGAGGTAGCGAATTTACTTTAATAGGTGGTGGAACATTTAGAATTAATTTTAACGCTAATGTAACAAGTGCAACTGCAGGACAAGTAGCACTAGCACTTAAAACAGGAACAGGAACTGACGTTGAAGGAACTGAAGTTGATGTAGATGTGACTACTCCAGATGTATATACTAATGTTTCATTTACAAAAATAATTAGAGTATGTCCAAGAGTAAATACAACAATAGCAGTAGGAAGTTTGCCAGCAATAGGTGGAGTAACACCAGCAGTAGTGACACAAATTCCAACAATTAAAGATGCTAATTTTATAATTGAAAAGATAGCATAATGAATGACATTTATGACAAACTAGGACTTATCTTGCAAGCATTAAGTTTAGAAATATTATTTAAAGACTATAATAACGGCGATTTAATGCAAGAATTACAAAAGCAAGATAAAGAATACTTGGAAAGAATAATTAAGCAAAATGAAGAGATTTTAACCCTTTTAAGAAAGGAGGAAAACAATGGAAGATAAACTAAAAGAAACTACTAAAAAATCAATTGAAAAAATATTAGATGAAGGACTAAATACAAACAATTTAGAACATTTATACAAATTAGTAGACATATATAAAGATGCAAAGGAGGTAGAAAGTATGAATTATGGAAATTATGGTAACTATGGAGAATATGGAAGAAGACCAGGTTATGATAGTTATGGAAGAGAAAACTATGGAGAATATGGTAATTATGGTAGAAGAGGTTATGATATGAAATATAGAGGTGGCGAAGAATTAGATAGAATGGCAGGAGAATATGGTAGATATATGGAAAGCCGTTCAAGATATGGTGCAGGCGAAGAAACTGATAAATCATTTCATTATATGGTAAAAGCATTAGAAGATTTTATTATGGTATTGAAAGAAGAAGCTGAAACACCTCAACAAAAACAACAATTAATGCAAGCACTACAAAATAGCATGCGTTAATATGTATGATTTTTACAATGCAAATCCTTTAGGGTTGTATGAGGACGACTGCGTTTTAAGGGCTTTGTCTTGTGCTACAAATCGTTCATGGGATGAAGTTTATGATGAATTAAGTGATTTAGCACAGGAAAGAGGAACATTACTTGACAAAAAAAACTTTGTTATATGGTATTTAGATACTCATTTTAAGAGAATTCCTAATCCACCATATAAAGTATATCAAGTAGCACAAATGTTTAAAAATAACATAGTTTTATGTACTATGAGAGGACATATAGTGTGCATTAAATATGGAAGAATATT